GTGGGATCGTTAAGGATGTTTTTACTATTTACAGCCACATCGATATTGACTCCAGCGCGATGGAGTGCATTATAAAAGTCTTGCCACATGGGTATGCCGCCTGTAAGCGACAACCCACCCTCCCCAACTGCCATAAGCCACTTTTTCATGACTTTTGGGTTGTCGAGGGGTTTAATGCTGCAGCAATCTTTTTGTAAGGCTGAGTGTATATCTCGAACCATAATGTACTCCTTACCGTCGAACACAGGCCTGGCCTGGCAAAATTCTATACCTTCAATGGTGTATACCGGTTCCTCCACCTTCATAGTGAAGCCCAGGGTGGTGAACCATTCGGTTAATCCATTGGTGAACTTTGCGAGCTGAGGTTGCTCAATAATAACAACGCAGTCATCACCGTCATTGATCAATCGATACCTGGCCACCCCACAGTGGTCCATGTACGAATAGATCATTCCGGTCATTAGAAGAACATTTCCTAACGCGGTGGTCATGTCGCCGGACATACGACATCCATCCGTCTTGTACTTCACTCTGCCATCAGGTGTGTAGCCTCTCCCGATGTTACACACCTGCCAGTTAAGTAACTTCCTCAACTCTTTATCGCCTGGGAAACAGGACATATATATGCCATGCTCCCACCTTAAAGCTATACTACTAACATGTTGGTCGAATCTTGACGCGTCCAGTCCAATTGCGACTGGCCGGTGAAACGACTCCCATGCTTCGTGTATAGCTCTTCCTCTCTCTCTTGCATTCAGGCCTTTAGCGACTGTTATCCCTCCAAACACGTCGTTAATGGCCTTGTAGATCCTCTTCTCTATTGGTTTGATGTAGCATCCCAAACTCACATTATATCTAGGGGTCCGCGGCTGGATCACTCGCGGCGCTGGGTCAACCTTAGCAGTTACATTGACTTTCTCAGCTTTCACAAATGCTGTTATCATCGCGTCCCTCTTGACCACGGGAGTGGTCAGGAGAGATTTTGCGGCAGTGAGGTAGACTGCTCGTTTCCGGCCCGTGTACTTCTCTGGGAAATCCAGAAGTTCCATTCGGGCGGGTCGTGGTAATAGTCTCACTAAGGCGCGTCGATACTTCAACATCGTGTTGTCAAAGAATGCTTGCGATTCTGGTCTAGGCGGTGGAGCAAAACCATCACTGGTCTTGACCATAAACACCCGTTCCTTCAACGCTCGCTCCAGGTTAGTTATATTGTGGTTATGAACTCGGTAATCAATGGCACAACCTAATGCCTTGATCTTGTATATCACACGAGTTTTGCAAGAGTACCCATTCCTTTCGACCAGCAAGCTTGAATCACCTGGGCTAGGGCAACTGCTCCTATTTGTGGTGATTCCTGGTGTTTGGTTTGGGCCTCTTCAGCCGCGGGCGGGAACCCGTGTTCCGAAGAAATATCTCCATATTCCTCCGAAACTCAGGGACCAATACCGGCGATTGACAGCGTCCATCCTACGATGGTACACATCCGTGGCGCGGAAACGTTCCATTTCAATGTCCACTTCATTAGGTGTGAACACGAGCTCTATGGCGACAGTAGATAATCTACCAATGTCGGCCGACCTCACATTCATATCCTTCATGACTTTATGGACCTTGGATTGGATCATAAGCACATTAGCTTCGGACCGAGCAAGTAGTATTGCGTGCTCAGCCCTGACTATACGTGCGACCAGGGCGGAGAACCTGTTTCGTTCTCTCTTTGTTTTCCCACTCCATCGAGTGGATCCAGGAAGCACTGGGCCTTCCGATTCATTCGGATCTCGCTCATCAAACGAGTCCGTCTCAGAATAGGTTGGTGGTGCATCGGGATCGGCAGGAGCGATGATCCTATACGCCTCAGACCTACCAAGTCTGAGGATCATAGCTCTACCAGGTGGCGGCTGCTCCTCAACAGTCTCACCATCCTCGTCTGTGTCCAGACAGACGACCAGGTCAACCCCGGTCATCTCATCTCTCCAAGTTAACATACCAATAGTAAACTTGTAGAGGTAATAGCATAAAATGACAGCAACGATGCCTAATATAGGACTTAGTAGCAGCGAAGGCGGCAAATAAATCGAGGGCATATTAGTTGTACTTATCATGATCCCACTATGGCAGCTGGCGCCGACGTGCCGTCACCCCCCACAACCCAGGGAACTGGTATCCAATGACGCAGGACATGCGGGTGACTCACCAACGAGAAAATATGTGTTGC